TGCGTCATAAAAACAATGTCTCCGTCGGGTGCGCCATCCTTGATACGCGCTTCCTCGGAAAACCCCATTTTCGTGACCAGTTTCAGCGCCCGGGTATGGTTGCTGGAAATCGGCCCTATTATCTTATCAACATTTGCGACGTTGTAGGGATAGTCATACACAGCGGCTAGGTATGCCGGTGTAATCTGATCCCAAGTAATGTGGCAAACGACCGATCTGCCGTTCCACATCTCATAAACCGTACCGGCGACAAGTTCGCCGTCTCGTTCAAGGCCAATGGCAACCGAACGGTCGGCGTTATACGCCCCGTCCGTGCGTGACATGACCCAATGGCCCACATGGGGGCCGTTAACTATATTCCAGCCCATCCGAGTTGATACACAATGTCTGTTGCTGCCCATTCAAGCGATACATTTTTGCTGCTGCTGTTGAAAATAACGCCGCCGCAATAACCGATACCGCTTAAACCTACGACTGTATTGCTCGCAATCGTGTTGCTGCCCCAAATGGCCTGATCCCATAGACCAACGTCCCACAAACCATAGTTGGTGCCGACAAACGAGAGCGCACCGAGGAAGTCATCGGTCTGGAAATCCACCGCAATACCTACGCCAATGGTCGGTTGACCGTTGGAGTAGGTGGTTGTGCGGCCACGGGTGAAGTATTTGATGACGCCACGGGTGTCAAAGTAGTTAAACGCCTGTAGTGCCTTGCTGTTGATGGCCTGACCGTTGTCGTTGTAGCCCGCCGCCCCGGTTCCGGTCGTCCAAGCCTTTGCGACATAGCCATCCGCGCCGTAATACGGCTCATCGTTCAGCGATGACCAGCAGTTTGCGTACCAGCCGGTAAACCGACACCATGCCTTTGTGATGTTGTTCATCACAAACTGCACTTGCGAGTTAGCGGCAATCGGAATGTTAACAATTAGGGCATTGTTTAGCGGGTGATACAACATCCCCCAGCCAAAGTTGCTCTTGTACGTCTTAGCGGCTGCTGCAAATGCGCCTTGAATCTTGTCCGATAGCGCCACGTTGGGGTCAAGGCGGGACGATTGAAGCGCCGATGCCATTGGAATCAGACCGTCAAGCGTCAAAACCAACAAATCGCCACCGTATTTCAGCAAACAACGCTTGGAAATAGGCGCACCAATGATCCAGACGCCGATCAGCGCCCATGTGGAGGCGCTAGAGGGGTCGGTTCCGCGATAAACGATGACCTCGCCCTGATCGGTCACAAAAACAAGGTTGTCGTCAACGCCGTAGCCTGCGTCAATCGTCCACGACGCCATAGATACGATGCTGCCGCCTAAATGCGCGACTGATGACAGATCAAGGACATTAGCCGCACCGCCAACTGATGCGGTCGGCAAATACCACGCTTTTAGGGTGTCCTTTTCTATAAACCACATCCTGTTTTTAAACAGGGTGGGCGAGGTAAGCGTGGTGGTGGTGACGCCTGTAATGGCCGGCGTTGATGCGCCGTCAATCGCTGTCCACGTTGAACCGTTATAAAGGCGCGGTTTATCCACGCCGTTTGCGGCGTACAAATAACTGCCGCCTGCGGTTGTAATGTTGGTGTATTCCCATCGGCTGTTAGACAGCCCCGATACGACTGCGGCACCCACCGGGCCTGCTGATGTAACGTCAAAGATGCTCCCGCCCACAATGGCAAACAGTTTGTCTGTCGTGCCTGCGCTGTAGGTCATCAGCGTTTCAATCTGGCCGGTCATGCCGGTGGCGTGTTTGTCGTAGCCACCGCGCAACGTCACGCTGCTGACGCCGGGGAACAGGTTGTCTAACGCGACGGCATCCGTGGGGGCCATGTTGGCAAGCGCATCGCGTGCGTTCCAGCCACCCACAGGGGCGGGAAGCGACGCCACATTAGCTTGTGTGCGTTGGATAAGACGGCGGCGAACGGGGGAAGCCATTTAGTTGTTACTCGTACCGTAGCCCGAGTCGGGGATATTGTCGTATCCAATGAGTACGGTTCCCGGTCGTGGTGCAAATGAGAGGTTAGCGGCTGCCGTGTCCTGTGCCACCGCTGCTTCTAATTCCATCAAGAAATCGCGGTACAGCGCCGTGGTGTCAAAGCCCTTGGCCTCAAAATACTTGAGCTTGGTCATCAAGACCATGACACGATCTGGATAGATGCAGGTGTCGTTATCAGCGGTAAAGCTGTTTTGCACTAGCCCCGTTGAACTATATGCCCAGCCCTTGCTGCGGTACTCAAAGCCGAGCAATTCGCCTGCGTTCATACCCGGCCAAATCTGGAAATACTGACCAAGCAGACGCCAGCGGATGCGGGGGCCGGTGCTAATGTAGCCCGACAGCAGCCATTCCCATTGCTGCGGTGATTCTGGGCCAAGCATTTCCCACCGCTTGCTCTTGTCCCAATGCGTGCGGTTGACCGTGCTGTAGTAGTCAGCAGGCATGGAATACTTCACTTTCTGGAAGATGGCCTGCCCGCCAACCTGCGTTTCGGTGACTTGATAGTTAAGCGCGACTGAGGTGGGGCCAACGGATGTAATGTAGGTCGCATTGGGGATACCGACGCCCTGCACCTGATACGTCGTATCCAGCCCTGTCGTAGAGGCAAGGCCGGTGATCGCAGCCACGCCGTTGACCCAGTTACCCGTGGCAGTCGTCGCCTCGGTGTAGAAAGTATGCTGGCGCGTCAGTTCACGCCAATCAGCACGACGAAGCAACTCATAGCCTGCCGCGTTCATCAACGCCAACAACTGCACGGTTTCTTGGCTGGCGTTACCAGCCACCGTGTTTGGCGTCGGGATGCCTAACTCATTCGTGCATTGCTGAATGAGTTGAATCATCGTGCTGCCCATACTATGCCTCCGCTAAAACCTCTTTCGGCGGGCGACCACGACGAGGTTTTTCGCTCCCCATCAAGGCCGCCATCTGTGCTTGCAACTCAGCTAACTGGCGCTTGGTATCCTCAAGTTCTGCGCTGCTTTCAGCGCGATTCTTGCGATTTAAGTATAGTTTTGCCCGCTCCCGCAGGCCAACTCCACCCATGCCAATGCGCTGTAGTTGCGCGTCCGACGCCAGAGCCAACTGCTCTACCGTCACAAACTTCAAAATGACCAGTTCTGCAATCTGATCGCGTGTAATTTCCTCGGGAGCGTCCTTGTGCCACTCCGATAGCGGGGTGCCGATTTCTGCGGCCACGCCATCGCTCTGTTGCGTCTGAAAGTACAGCCATTGACGCGGGAACCGTGCTTTATGGTCATCGCGTGCAGGCTGGTCAATGATGTTGGTTTTATCGCCGGGGGCCATGATGCGGCAGTAGGTTTTGCCTTTACCGGGGCCATCGTCCTTGACGTAAAACTCAACGTGCAACTGTGCATCGGCGTTAGAAACATCGCTATCTAGTGGCATTGTCCTTGCTCCTGTGGGGATTACAGGTTGTTGACCTGTGTGATGGTACAAATGACCGAGGGAATCGCAGGCCATACGCTTGTGGCGCTGGCAGCGTGCAGTATAACTTCCGTGTCATCCGTCGCCCACATCAACTCAACGTAGTTTGTGGGTTCTAACTGAATGACAAAATTCCATGCCGCCACCGTTTCTGCGGCGGTGCCTTGTATAGCCACTTTGCTCGCGGTGTTTGGCACATTGGTGCCGTTTTTGCGTAGCCAAATGTGGATGGTTCCCGTTGCGCCAGACTTTTTGTCTAGCTGCGCCGAAAACTGAATGTTGTATACGCCTTGCTCGTCTACAACGATGCGCGAGGTGGGTGAGCCAATGCTGACACCGTTAGCCGCGTCGGTCGTGTTGAACGTCATGGCGTAAGCGGTATCAATAGACGCTGCTTCTTGCGTCGTCGTGTCGCTAAACGCACCGTAATGCAGAATCGGCACCGAGCGACCAAAGCCTTGCAGTTCTTCCCACAGCGTGTTGCTTACGGCATAAAACAAGGCCGAGCAATCAGGATTGACCGTGCCAGAACCTGCGCTATTGATACTGCTATTGGCGTCGTAGGGGTAAACCTTCAGCGCGTTTGCCCCGCCGTTACGCACAATGATGGTTTCGCCCATTTCGGTCTGCGGCAGCTTAACGCCTGCACCCGAGCCGGTCGTCGTGACGTTGTTATAGACGTAGGTCAGTTGCGTGGCATCGCCTGCCGAGGTGCCTGCGGCGGTCACCGCAGCGTTACCGTCCCCGCAGATAGATACCGTGGAGAGTTGGTTAACGCCCGATCCCAATACTCGGGAAGGGATCGCCATTAGGCCGCCATCGCCCGTTCGCGCCTAACACGCAGAATCTCTGCGATTAGACCGGGGCCGTGGGCTTCAATGTTGACATCGCCCATGACCTCGTAAATCTTCTGGAACTCGTTGGCCTGCTGGGCCATAGCGAGGTTGCAGTTGAACTTCTTGCCGGTCGGGCCGCCTACCCAGATGTCTATGGTTTGGCCTGCCTTGTCGCCCGTGAACCGCTTTACGCCGTCAGCACGGTTGCAGGAGTCATAGCCATATAACGTGAAGTGTCGGAATCCGAGGATGTAGCCGATATTGATGGCTCGCAATCCTGATGTGGTGCCGCCGCCAATGGCGAGTTTGCCGGGGCCAATGGCCTGCATCTCTGGGCCTTCTGCCCATGAGTGCCACAGCAGCACCTTATGATCTTTAAGGTAGTCAAACGTGCTGGGTGGGCAACGTGACGAGGGCATATACACCGTATGCTTGTTTAGCCGCTGTATGCCGCTTGTACGGTCACGCGGGTCAAGGTTAACCCACAGGTCAGGCTCAACCCCGTTCTCCACCAGAAAGTCGTGTGCGGCCTTGATAGCCACAATCGGGCGACCGGCTCGGCGGTGCGCCTTAATCTCGTCAATAAAGTCGGGCATAGACCACCCGCTCGCCACCAGCACCATGTGTCCATCGTGCTTGATGGGAGCGAGGGTCAGTTCTGGTAAACCACGGCCAAGCGCCGAGCGGATATTGGAACAAAGTTCCTCTGCCGTACCCGCCGCTTGAACCGTGATT